AAACCGGCCCACAAGCAGCGTGAGCCGGTGTTTAGGAGAACCGCTATCGCATCGATTGCCAAACCTTTACAGCTTCGGCAATCAGGGAGATAATGGTTCGCATGAGGTTCAGAAAAGCGGCCGCTTGACTGAATCTCAGGTTCTGGTGACGATGTTCACGCATCGGCACCTCCATCGAAAGCCCCGAGCCTCGGGGCTTTCGCCGTTTAGCGGCGCATTCGCCGCCTCTCCCACTCTAATTGAATCTTTATGGTCACGGATGAGCCATGGCTAGCACTCTTGAACTCGCGAAAAAGCCCCTGGCAGATGGCATGCCACTGGGCCAGACGACCAATCTGCGCATCCGCGAGGATCAGGTCAAACTCGACAAGAGCGTAGCCAAAGAGATCGCACTCGATGATGATGCCGCGGCATCGCTGGTGTGGCAGGACTACCAAAAAGCCATGGCCTGGGTGGATCAAAACTCCTGGCTGCTCGAATGGCAGTACATCGACTACCTGTACCAGTCTCCGAACTACGATCGCGACTGGCGCAGCGCGGCCAATCGGCCGGCGCGCATCTCGCGTTTTAACGTGGCAAAAAACAGAAACGTGATGTCGAGCCAGATCCGCCGCGCCGTATTTGGGGACGACAAATGGTTTGCGCTCGATCCGCGCGGCAAACTCGCAGGCCTGCCCGACGCGGAATCGTATTTGAACGCCTGGACCGAGCTTTTTTTGATCCTCTCCGAACGCGCCGATCTCGAGTACCAGATGCGTCTGTTTATCGAATGCTTCAGCTTGCAAGGGACTGCGATTCTGACGCCGGGCTGGGAAGAGCGCGAGGTCATCAAGAAATCGCGCAAGCCGACAGAATCTCCCGTCGAAATCACCATGCCTACCGGCGAGAAGCGAAAGCTCCACACGTTAAAGAGTGACAACTGGAAAACCGTGACCGACACGGTCAGCGAGAGCTGGCCCTACATTGAATATCGCCGCCTGGGGACCACGCTCTATTCCGAGAAGTGGAGACATCCTGGCCGGCCGGAGCTGAGCGGCTGGCCGAGGATCGACATCGATTACGTTGAGTTCGCGGATCTGCGCCAGATGCGAGAGCTGGACTGCTACCACATCGAGGACGAAAACGGGAAGCTTCAGCCCACCATTCCCGATGACGAGAACCTGAAGAAATATTTCCTGGCCAATCCCCAGGGAGACGCGCAAGTTGGCCCGCAGGTAGCCCAGCAGATGAACGCCAACTCGAGTGTGGTCTACCACGCCCAAGGAGAGCAGGCCCAGGTATCGTTGAATCCCTTCGTGCGGCCGCTGATGAAGATCGCTTACTGGACTCCGCAGCGCGTCATCGAGATGCTCGTCTATGACCAGCGCAAAGTGGTCATCCGCAACGATGAACATGGCCTGGGAGATCACGCGGCCGGGTACACAGCGAACTGGTACAACATCGACAATTCTGGCTATGGCTATGCTATCGGCCGCTTAAATGCAGGGGACCAACGCATGAGCCAAGGGGTACTGAATGAAGTGCTCCGCATGATCGCGTATCCTCTCAACGCGCCCATCCTGTATGACGCATCCGGCCAGAATGCGCCTACCCAAAACATCATTGCCGGCCTGGGGCTCATGCTGGGGATCGACACCAAGACGGGCGATCTCAACAAGGCTGTGCGCTTCATGGAAATGCCGCAGATCCCCAGCGATGCCTGGAAGATTTACGAATTGGCGATGCAGGGTGGGGAACAACTGGTAGGAGCTGACAAGGCGATGATGCAGGGTCAGCTGCCTGGGCCGTCGTCCTCAATCGGGCGCACGGCCACAGGCGCCAGCCGCATGGCCGACAAGGCCGACGAGAACATCGCGGATCCGGTACAGATGATCGAGTTTGTGTTGGAGCGCTGGCTGCAATTTTTGTGGAAGGGTGTTCGCGAAGTGATGCCGATCAAAGAGATCAGGGACATCCTGAGTGAACGCTACGGCGAGAAGATTCTGGACTCGATCGATGCCGAACAATTTCTCGACGCGCAATTCGAGATCAAGGTTTTATGTGGGAAAAAATTGGCGGCGAAGGCAGCGATCGCGCAGCTCGTTCCATTCCTGTTGCAGATCCTGGCGCAGCCGCAGATCGAGCAGTACCAACAGCAAATCGGAATGCGAGTCAATTATGGCGGGATCGCAGAATTGTTCCTGCGCATGTCCGAGCTGGCCGCGCGCGAGGACATATTCATTCCCATGACGAAGGAGCAGCAGGCTCTCGCCAAGCAAATGAATCCGGCCTTCCAAAAAGTGCAGGCCCAGGCCCAGGTCGAGCAGCAGAAGGGTGCGAACAAGATTGCCGAGATCCGCGAGAAGGGCAAGCAGGATATGACGAAGACCATGACCGAAAAGGCCATGGATCACGTACAAGGCGCCATTCCACTGGAGCTGGCCGAGTCCCGACTCGCGCGCAACACGGACATGAACACGCTCCAGCAGGGAGCCATTCAGCCCATGAACGAATGACATCATTTCTGACCAATTACGAGAAGTACCTGGCGGGCGAACCGCTGACCGAGGAGCTGGCCGAGCTGCGCCGCGGCGACGACCAGGCTCACCGGAAGAGCCTGACAGGGATTCTGGAAGCTTTCGCGCCGCGGGCGCAGGCTGGAGGTGAAGATCGGCCGCTTTCGCGAGACGAACGCCTGGCTCTGAAAGAGGCCCAGCAGGCGGGGGGAGTTACTACCATTATCAGGCTCTTGCACATGTCCCTCCGCGCGAAGATCGAAGCGGCGAGAATAGATTCCGAAATCGATCCGCTGGCCAGAAGCGCTGAAATTGGGCGCAGCTGGGCTTACGTGGCGATCTATAGGCGCATTTGCCTCGAGATCGAAGGAATGATCACGGTAGCGATCGCAGAGTTGGATGATGCCGCGCATGGCGCGCAAGGGGGACAACCAGGGTGAAGGCATTTTGGTCAGACGTAAGGCCCAATGGGCAGCCCGTAGAGCCGGGGACGTATTGCTTTATTACTGACCTCGAGGATGGCAGTTTTCCTATCGCCTGTTACGGCAAGACTCAGGAAGAGGTTCTGCAAAAACTCGCCCATCAAAACGCCAATGCGCAGATGGCGATCGCGCGCCGGTCGACCCCGCCGGCCACAGCTTCCTCTGCTATCCCCCCGCCGGCGGCGCGCCGCATTGGTCCGGACGAGATCATGATGGCGACCGCCGATCTCTCCAATCCCGCCAAAGCAGGGCAAGCTGTGGCCACTCTCTTTGAGGCCGAGACGGGCGTCTCTCCGGAACGCCTCATGCTGCAAAATTATGGGAACCTGGCCAATCAGTGGGAAGCCGATCATCCGGAATTTTTCGCCCACAACGGCAACCGGCGCTTGGTGACACAGGAAGCTGCGCAACTGGCCGGCGGCCTGGCCCAGGTCACAGCCGAACACCTTACCCAGGCGTTCGATCATCTCCGCGCCCGCGGCGATCTCTTCGAAGATGGCCGGGCGCACACTCCAACTCCCCAGCCCTCCCCTACGTTTCCTGATGAGACTCAGGTTCAGCGGCCAGAGAGGCCCAGGCCACGCTTTGCGACGGGCGCTAGATCTACAGCGTTCCGCCCGCAGGCGCCGGCGCGAACCCTGAAGTACTCCGAGGAAGACATTCGCACCATGCCTCTCAGCAAGTCGCGCAGACTGATCGAACAGAACGATCGCGACTACGCCGAGGCCTGCGAACGTTACTTCGGCTCATCCGCCCAAGCTTCCGCTTAGGCAAGGAGACGACTATGCGAATTCAGCTCCGAATCTCTCTTTGGCTGGTGCGTTATCTGCTAATGCCGCTGGTGCAGCTGATTGCAGCGATCGGCGGCGCGATCATGGTTACCGGCGATCTCGCGTTACGAATGGCCGGAAGCTATGGAGCTTTCGTAACCTTATGCGATGGCCCAAGCCCCGCGGCGCAGACCACTGCGAACATGCCGCAAGCGAGGCTAACTGTTCATTACAATAGAGTTTTCATGCAGTGGTTGTATATGTTTTTGAATAAGTTACTGCTGGTTACCCACATGGATTTGCCAGAGAAATCTGGCATGACTTTTCGCAATTTCATGAGCGTCCCGCTGCCGGCCGACACCCAGCCGCAGCTGGAAGGCACGATCAATTCGCCGGAATCGATTGCCGTCAATTTCCGCGATATAGTCGTCGGACAATGGGCTAACTATAATAATATCAGTGATTTAGCGTTCATGACCTCGATCAGCAATGATCTCGAGGAAAACCGCAAAATCATGGCCTATCAACTGGGGTTAACCGTGGATGATTTGGTCATGTATATGTTTGATTATTTAAGGACTTACGATGCGCGCACGACCAATCAAGATGCGCTGACAACGCCTTATAAATTCACCACGGCCATCATCGAGCAGATGCCGCAGTCGCTGCTGGGCGCAACCGTGTTGCCCATGAAATCGGGAGCCTATAACGGCTCTATACACCCATTTTTTGTCGGGGACTTAGCATTAGACCAAAGTAACAACTCGGTAGTGGACATCTGGAAACGC